GCCAGATACAATATACTGGCCCTCTTCTTATAACATGGAGTATATTATGAAATTAAGTGAAAAGACCCTGAGTATTCTAAAGAGTTTTTCAACGATTAATCCTAGTATTAAGATTAATCAAGGAAGCACTCTGTCAACAATCTCACCAACAAAGAATATTCTCGCAAAGACTTCTATCGAGGAAGATTTTGAGAAGATGTTTTGCATCTATGATCTACCTCAGTTCCTTGCCACTCTTTCGATGCTCAAGGATGCAGAAATTGAATTGCGTGATAGTGATGCAGTAATTAGTTCTGGTCGGCAGAAAGTTGTATTTCGATTTGCTGATGAATCTATGATTAAGGTTACAGTCCCATCAAAGGAAATTAATTTTCCTAATCCAGAAGTTTCTTTTGAACTAAAGTCAGAAGATCTTTCATCAGTAATTAAGGCAACCGGAGTTCTTGGTCTTCCAGAAATTGCTGTTGCTGGCGAAGACGGAAAGCTCTATATTCGAGCAATTAATACCAAGGATGTTGGAACCAATAAGTTTGATATTGAACTTGGAGAAACTGATCAGACATTCGTTGCGGTAATTAAGCCTGAATATCTTTCTAAGCTTATTTCTGGAAATTATCAGGTAGATATTTCATCTAAGCTTATTTCCCGATTTACTGGAGATGATATTACATATTGGGTATGTCTTGAGGCAGATTCCAGTTCTTTTGAATAAATATGTGATGTAGTACAGGAAGACTCGGAAGCGTAGGTGCCTGTACCACCGTTGATGCTTCTGCTTTTTATTATGGAGATTTATTATGCGCGATAATTATTTGTGGTCGGAAGATTATCGACCACAGAAGATTGAAGACTGCATTCTACCAGAAAATCTAAAGAACACGTTTCAGCAATTTGTAGAACAGAAGAATATTCCTAACCTTTTGCTTTCTGGGTCTTCTGGTTGCGGCAAGACAACTGTGGCTAAGGCGATGCTAGAAGAACTACATTGCGATTATATTGTTATCAATGGGTCTATGAACGGAAACATTGATACTCTTCGTAATGAAATTAAGAATTATGCATCAGCAGTAAGTTTTTATGGTGGCCGTAGGTATATCATTATTGATGAAAGCGACTATCTGACCCCGCAGACTCAAGCAGCACTTCGTAATTTCATGGAAGAGTATTCTAGTAATTGTGGGTTTATTATGACTTGCAATTTTAAGAATCGAATTATTGAGCCACTTCATTCTCGCTGTTCTGTAATTGATTTTAAGATCAAGAAGTCTGATCTTCCTTCTCTGGCATCTCAGTTCCTAAAACGGGTCTGTGGAATTTTGGATAAGGAAGGGGTTGAGTATGAAAAGAAGGTTATTGCCTCTGTTATCACACAACATTATCCAGACTGGCGACGAGTTCTAAACGAACTTCAACGATATTCTGTTGTAGGCAAGATTGATGAGGGAATCCTTGTAAACTTTTCTGAAGAATCGTTTAAGTCTCTAGTAAACCATCTTAAGAATAAAGATTGGCCGAATGCTCGTAAGTGGGTTGGCGAGAATTCAGATACTGATGTTGATTCTCTGTTTAAGAGCCTATATGATAATATGCATGATTTTGTTGTTCCACAGAGTATTCCAGAATTAGTTTTAATCCTTGCTCGTTATCAATATCAACACGCATTCGTGGCTAATGCTGAGATTAATTTGGCAGCATGTGTTCTGGAGATTATGGCAAGCGTATCATTCAAATGACTATTAATCCTTTCGACTATATTAATGATATTTCATATAATAAAAAGGATATTATTAGAAACTCTGATAATCCGGAATTGGATGAGAAAGAATATCAGCCATGGTTAACTAATAAAACCTTTTCATATTTTCCAGATACTGCACTATATGCATCAGAGATGAATAAGTATTCTTTTCTTCCTAACCAGATGGCATTTGATTATCTCATAAATAGTATCAGTAAGCGTAAGAGATTCACTAAGCAGTCAAAACATATTACTTCTGATGAAGTTCATGCTATATCAGATTATTTCGGGTATAGTTTGCGGAGAGCAGAAGAAACTATCAAGTATTTAACTGCTGACCAGATCTCAGAGATAAAGAAAAAGACCGATACTGGCGGGGTATAAAACTAATGGACGATATTTTTAAGGGTTTAGGTGTAGAAATAAGATTACTCGACCCAGATGATTTTCTGGTGATAAAAGAAACTCTGACTAGAATTGGTGTTGCCTCCAAAAAAGATAATACGCTTTTTCAATCGTGCCATATATTGCATAAGCAAGGAAGATATGCTATTATGCATTTTCTTCAGATGTTCAAACTTGATGGGAAACCCAGTAACTTCTCTGAAAATGATCAGGCAAGATTAAATACTATCGCCAATTTACTCGATGATTGGGGTTTAGTAGAAATTATCAATAAAGACAAGACAAAGGAGCCGGTTGTTCCTGTATCTTATTTAAAAATTGTTTCATATAAAGATAAGAAAAATTGGAATTTGCAGTCTAAATATTCAATCGGAACGCATAAATAAGAATGGTTTTGTAGGATGTACCTTAACATCCTACCTCTATCGCCTAATGGGATAGGGAAACGCAAACTCGCTTAAATAGGAGAAATAATATGACTACATGGGACTTTCGTCATAACTTCCTTCCAAAGGAATTTGACCGATTTTTTGTTGGCTTTGATCCACTAGTTCAAAAACTATCAGAAGCCGCAGAGCAAACAGCAAAGCTTGCTCAAAACTATCCTCCATATAATATTAAAAAAGTTGACGATAATCGATATGTCATTGAAATGGCAGTTGCTGGTTTCGGAAAGCAAGATATTGAACTTGAACTGGCTGATGGTAAGCTAGTCATCAAGGGTAATGTAGGTTCTGGAGAACCAGCAGAACAAGATTCAAAGGGTGAGTGGACTTGGCCACAATTTATCTATCAAGGCCTTGCTATGCGACCTTTCACTCGTCAGTTCACACTCGCAGATCATGTCGAGATTAAAGGTGCAGATCTTCTAAATGGCATTCTTCGTGTTGGTCTGGAATATGTAATTCCTGAGCATAAGAAGCCCCGCAAGATTGATATTGCAGATAAATCAGAGAAGGTTAAGTAATATGTCAAGTAACATCGTTTTAGTTTCGCACACTTGTGCGTGGACAATTATTGCGTTGTGTCTTTTTATGGGCGCATATATTATTCAACCAATCATTTAACAAAAAAGAAGAGGGGAGAAATCCCCTCTTCACATTTTTAGTGCTATGTCTTTTATCTCGTTGGTTCTTCTAATCCAACCCGCACCATATCTATCAAACTTTGATAGCGTATGGTAATATTGTGCGCGTAAATCTTGAAATCCTGCGATTGCTTTATCCACACCATATGCGGCAATATATGAGTTTAGTTTGCCGATTGTTCCGTCACCTATGTGACCGTCTGTTGTTGCTCCAACAAGTGTTTGCAGAGCCTTAGCAGAATGAACTCCTCCATTGACATCAAAGTCAAATATACACAGGTCAAGGCCTTTAGGAAGAATATCTCCTTTTACCAAATCCCAAAAATATGCTTTATAAAGAGGAGAAACTTTATCTGGTGTTAGACCTAGCATTTCTGCTTTTGATGCAGAATGTTTGATCCATTGACTGTATGTTTTCTGAGTAACACCCATATTTGTCATTCCGCCCGGATCCTCAGGATCATTCACAAAGCCACCCTCATATTTGAGAGTGACTTTTAGACAGTTTTCAAAGTTATTTGCTGCCATCAGTCTTTTTCTTCCTGCTGACAACCTTCTTCACTTCAGCCACAACTTCTGCTTCCACGGTCTTGGCTTCAGCCTCGATTTTCTTGAAATCTTCAATCAGAGTTGTCTTTTCTTTTGTGAAGAAAGCCTTGATGGCTTCCCAGATTTTCTTTAGATAGTTGATCATTTCTTGACTCCTTTGTTNATATCNTCAATAGTTTTGTTGTGTGCATCAATAAGATCGAGTAAAGCGTTTACTTGGTTGACACATTGATAATATTGGGCGTAGTTGTNGTTGATGGTGGCGAGAGCTTGATTGTCTCTAACGCCTGAGGGCGCTGCGTTAGCTGCTGCGGTACGATCAGCCTTTGTATTACTGGCGGCTGAATTGTGGGTGTACACGAAGCCAAGGCTAAGGATATTACCGGCAGGAACATTGTTTTGAATAATATTTGAATTTTCATCATGATTCTCCTTGATGGTATGCCATCTATCAACATATTGTGTTACTATTTGAACTTTCTTCTCACTCAATTCGTTCTCATACTGATCCTGTTGTGTTATCAGTTTTGTGTTGAGTTCATCAATTTGTTTTTGTCCGTCTAGTTTTCCTAGATGTAGTCCATAAAAGAAGGCAGCAATGATGATACCTAGACCAATAATACCGGACACAAGATATTTGATTATAGTTGCCTGAGGCATAATAAATCTCCATATTTATAATTAGGCCGTCTATTTATATATTTACATATTCCGTTTTATATGATATGGTTGCGTTTACATTCGATAGGAGAACAAATGAAATTTTATACTAATGTTTTTCAAAAGGGAAATTATATTTACCTTCGTGGATATGATAATGGCAAATCTTTTGCCAAGAAGGAATATTATAAACCATATCTTTTTGTGCCTTCTAAGGAAGAAGATTCTGAATCAAAATATCGGACAATCCACGATCAGGTTGTAGAGAAGTTGGATTTCGATTCCATCTATGACGCCCGTGAATTTTCCAAGCAATATGAAGATGTAGACAATTTTAATGTGTATGGGCAGACTAATTGGGCATACAATTATGTGTTTGATAATTATCGTGGAGAAATTAAATATGATCCCTCCACAATTTCTGTATGCAGCATTGACATTGAAAACCGAGTTGGTGAAGAAGATATTGCCACATCTATTCAGACTACTCCTAATGAAGTAACAGCCATTACGATTAGTCGTTCTGGTAAGAAAACTGTTATGGGCTGCGGTGAGTTCACTACTGATGACCCAAATATCAAATATATTAGATGTAAGGATGAAGAGCATCTTCTTCAAGTATTCTTAGAGATTTGGAATTCTGTTGAATATAGCCCAGATGTAGTTACCGGGTGGAACGTAAATGGGTATGACGTACCATATCTAGTTGGCAGAATTGTAAGGATTCTTGGACAAGAGGCGGCGAATAAACTTAGCCCATGGGGAATTATTTGTCCATATGATACTGAGATCCGGGGTAAGGTTGTAACTTCTTATGAACTTCGTGGTATTGCAATTCTTGATTATCTTGAACTATATAAGAAGTTTACGTATTCAAGTCAGGAATCTTACCGTCTAGATCATATTGCCTTTGTAGAACTTGGTCAAAATAAGATAGATTATCGAGATGCTGGTTATACTAGCCTAAATGATCTTCATGATCGTAACTTTCAACTTTTTTGCGAATACAATGTGCATGACGTAACTCTAGTGGATATGCTTGAAGATAAGATGGGACTCATTGAGTTGGTCTTTACTATTGCATATTTGGGTAAAGTTAATTATGTAGATGTTTTGGGTACAGTTAAAATCTGGGAAGTGATTATTCATAATTATTTGATGGAACGATGCCGAGTTGTTCCACAGAAGAAACATAATTCAGCAATGGAATATGCGGGTGGATATGTCAAAGAAGTTCAGACAGGAATGCATCGGTGGGTAACCTCATTCGATCTTGACAGTCTATATCCACATCTTATTATGGGATATAATATTTCACCAGATACATTTGTAAAACGACTTCCCTCATTTTACAGCATTGATCAACTTTTGGATAAAGATTATAATCTAGATCTGGTTGATCCTAATTCTGGGTGTTCATATGCAGCAAATGGATGCATGTATCGAAAAGATAAGCAAGGGTTTCTTCCTGCTTTGATGGAAAGTATGTATTCTAACCGATCTATTTACAAGAAAGAAATGATATCAGTTAAGAAGGAATATGAGAAGACAAAAGACAAGAACCTTGAGAAAGAAATTTCTCGTCTGAATAATCTTCAGATGGCTTTTAAAATTTTGTTAAACTCTGCTTACGGAGCTTTAGGAAACAGATTCTTCAATTGGTTTGATATTAATCATGCTGAAGCGATTACCATTTCAGGGCAGCTTTCTATTCGATGGGTCTCTGATCGTCTTAATGAATACCTAAACAAGATTTGTGAAACCAATAATGTGGATAGAGTGGTTGCAAATGACACAGATTCTTGCTACTTAAATCTTAGTGATTTAGTTGATGCAGTTTTTGAAGATCAAAGTGATACTAAAAAAATCGTATCTTGGCTTGAGAAAGTTTGTGATCAAAAGATAAATCCATTTATTGATAATTCATATCAACATCTTGCTAATAGAATGTCTGCATATCAACAGAAAATGAGAATGAAATTGGAGTGTATTGCAGATAAGGCTATCTGGACTGGTAAGAAGCGTTATATCATGAATGTCTGGTATCAGGAGGGGGTTACATATCAGACTGGTAAATTGAAGATGACTGGAATTGAGGCCATTAAATCTTCAACACCTCAGGCATGTCGGGACGCATTGAAAAATGCTTTAAGTCTCATCATGAACAAAGACGAAGAAACCCTTCAGGAATATATCAAGACATTTAGATCAGAATTTAGTAAAATGAAGTTTGAATATATTGCATTCCCAAGAGGAATTTCTGATATTTCTAAGTATAAAACCAAAGATGGAGAATTTCCCTTAGGGTGTCCAATCCATGTTAAAGGAAGTCTGTTATATAACAGATTGGTGGAGAAATATAAACTTCATGGCAAATATGAAACTATCACAAATGGTGATAAGATTAAATTTGTATATCTGAAGCAACCAAACCCATATCACTCTAATGTTCTTGCTTCTCCCGGAGAAATCCCATCAGAATTTGATCTAGAAAAATACATTGACTATAATAAACAATTTGAGAAGACCTATCTAGACCCTCTGGATATTATTCTCAATACAATTGATTGGAATGCAGAAAAACAAAATACTTTGGATGCATTCTTTGTTTAATAAAGGAAAGAATATGGAAAACTCAATTAGTAATTGGTCGATGTTTGGAACACGATCTGTAATGATTGTTCTTCATAAGTATGAACATGATGATGAAGTTTTGTATCAACCTGCAATATCATTTTCTCTTAATGATGGAAATGAAGAATCAGAAGATGTTGATGAACAGAAATATATTGATATTTTTCTGGACATTTTTGAAGAATGTCGTTATTGTGCAGCCAGAGAAGTTGCCTCTAGACTACTAGGCATGTTCGATAATATTTGTGATAAAGTTCTTGTTATTGGTTCTGATGGCAATCCAATTGATGAAGAAGATCTTTCGTTAACAGATATCTTGAATGAAGAAGATGAAGAAGACAATGAAGATGATTTTGTTCCAGTAAAAACTGGATCTAATAAACCAACTGTTCACTGAGAGGATATATTATGAGCGAATTACTAAAGCGTATGAAGTCTGCTGGTTCCATTAAGGAAACTGAAGTTTTATCAAAATCTTCATTTTTCAATAAGAAAGATTGCATCCCTACAGAAGTTCCCATTATTAATGCAGCACTATCTGGTCATTTGGATGGTGGACTAACTTCGGGACTAACGTTTCTCGCTGGACCATCGAAACATTTTAAGTCACTTCTTGGTTTGGTCCTCGTTAAGGCATATATGAATAAATATCCGGATGCGGTTTGTTTATTTTATGATTCTGAGTTTGGTATCACACCGGAATATATTTCATCTAATGGTATTGATACAGATCGAGTTTTACACATTCCAATTGAACACCTTGAGCAACTAAAGATTGATATTTCGAAGCGGTTGGAAGAAATTAAGCGAGGAGATAAAGTTGTTATTTTCATTGATTCTGCTGGCAATCTAGCATCAAAGAAAGAACTAGATGATGCGCTTGATGGTAAGACTGTTGCAGATATGTCACGCGCACGACAAATGAAGTCTCTATGGAGAATTGTTACTCCTAGTTTGTCTACCAAGGATATCCCATGTATTGTTGTGAATCATACTTATCAGTCGATGGAATTATATTCTAAGGCAATTATGTCTGGTGGTACTGGTGGCATGTATTCCGCAAATCAGGTATTTATTATCGGTAAAGCACAAGAAAAAGATGGAACAGATCTTATTGGCTGGAATTTCACAATCAATATTGAGAAGTCTCGTTTTGTGAAGGAAAAGTCTAAGTTCACTTTCCTTGTGACATATAAGGGAGGTATCTCTCGTTGGTCTGGTCTACTAGATCTTGCTCTTGAATCTGGTCATGTAATTAAACCATCTAATGGTTGGTATCAGAAGGTTGATCCTACAACCGGAGAAGTGTCCGAGAAGAAATATCGTGCTGCTGATACTGACAATGCAGATTTCTGGATTCCAATTCTAAAGGAGTTGTCTTTTAATGAATTTGTTGAACATAAGTTTGCAGCATCTGGTGGAACCCTCTTAAGTGATGAAGAAGCCGATGTTGAACTTGAAAATGAATTGGAAGATCTAACTGATGAATCTGCCTGATATTATCAACGGATGTTTCGAGGGGGTTGGTTTCATATCAACCCTCGTTAACATTCGAAAGATCCTTATTGACAAAACCATCAAAGGTGTTCATTGGGGAACTATGGCATTCTTTGCATCATGGGGATATTGGAATGTGTATTATTATTGGCACCTAGCACAATGGTTCTCTTTATTTGCTGGCGGAACCTTAGCAGCATCCAACACCATCTGGGTTTCTTTAGCAATTTATTATATCCAGAAAGAATATGAGGAATTTGAATGAGTAAAATTGAACAGACTATCATTAATAATCTGATCTGCTCAGAAGAATATGCAAGAAAAGCATTACCCTTTCTTGAATTGAATTATTTCACTTCAAATTCAGAAAAACAACTATTTAAGATTATTAATGCCTTTGTTGAAACATATAATAAGATGCCTACCAAAGAAGTAATATCAGTTTCGATTGACAAACTTAAGGGACTATCTGAAGATCAATATAAAGAAGTCAAAGAAAGAGTTGATAATTTAGTTGATCTTCAACCAGAGAATATTGATTGGCTTCTGCAAGAGACTGAGAAACATTGTCAAGATAAAGCAATTTATAATGCTATCGTGGATTCAATTGAAATTATTGATAACGAGAAGAAGGATATTGGTCGAGGTGCCATTCCAGAACTGCTGACTAAAGCACTATCGGTTTCTTTTGATACTAACATTGGTCACGATTATACTGAAGATGCAGAATCTCGTTATGAATTTTATCATCGAAAGGATACTAGAGTTGAATTTGACATCGAACTGTTGAATAATATCACTAAGGGTGGATTGAAGAATAAAACTCTTGCAGTACTTTTGGCCGGTTCTGGTGTTGGCAAAAGTGCTTTAATGTGTCACTTTGCTGCCAATAACATTGGTCAAGGTAAGAATGTTCTATACATCACAATGGAAATGTCTGAAGAAGAAATCTCTAAACGAATTGATGCGAATAGAATGAATGTAACAATGGATGATTTAGAAATCATGCCAAAAGAAACATTCTTAAAGAAGATCTCATCTTTGAAGTCAAAGGGGATTGGTAAATTAATTGTTAAAGAATATCCAACATCATCTGCTGGATCGGCACATTTCAGACATCTTCTAAATGAACTTCGACTAAAAAAGAACTTTGTCCCAGATATTATCTATGTCGATTATATCAATATTTGTAGTTCATCAAGAATAAAGATGGGTGGATCTGTCAACAGTTATTCTTATATTAAATCTATTGCTGAAGAGATTAGAGCATTGGCAGTAGAGTTCAATGTTCCTATTGTTTCAGCCACTCAGAGCAACCGTGATGGTTATTGCTTGGATCCTAATACTATGATACGTGCAGAAAATGAAAAGAAGCAATTGAAAGACATTAAAATTGGAGATAAAATTCTCTCTAATTCTGGATACAATGTTGTTGTCAATGTGTTTTCAAAAACAGAAAAGGTAGCATATAAAATTAAAACTTCTAGCGGAAAGGAAATCATCTGTTCCGGAGAACATCTTTTTCCGATAGAGAATTTCTCGGAAATCTCCATAAACAAAGGGCTTTCTGTAGGAGACAAAATTCATATATACAATAAGTAGTTGTTAGATCGACATCGGAGTTGTATATGACGAAGAGAATAAATTATAGAAAGATTTGGGAAGAACACAATAAAAAATCTATACCCAAAGGATATCACATACATCACATAGATGGTGATAAGAGTAATAATAGTCCATATA